CAGGGTGAGATGGATAAGTGGAAGTAAAAACGTATTCCCGTATATATACATATGAAAAAGCAAATACCCAAAATAGAAGCACCAGCAATAATCAAAAATGAAAATGATGCTTGGCACTATACGTGTGATGCAACGGTAGAAAAGTTCAATCGGGTTCCAATAGTAACAAGTAATCCAAAACTTAATATTGATGTTTATAGGCGTAATTACAGCCTAATAGATTGGAAACCCAAGAAAGCGATGAATGGACACAAAACTACAACAATCACTAAAAGCGTCATTCCTTAATTCCTTTGAACCACCTTTCAGTGGCGAAGTGTATGAATGGGCACATCAATACGTTGACCTGCCTGCTTCATATGCCATTCAGGGTAAGTTTGATATAAGCCTTAGCAAGTATCTTATAGAACCGATCAAGGAACTACGTAATACAGATATTACTCAAATCAATCTTATCGCTGCTACCCAGACGGGCAAGACAATGGCCAGTGAGATATTCCTTCCCTACGTCATCGTTAACGATGGTGGGCCGGTATTAAAGCTGCATCAAACTGACGATATGGCCAAGACATTCGTTGAAACACGATTAATCCCCCTATTGGAACGATGCCCGCCTGTAAAGGCAATGTTGGATAGTAAGCGGTTCACTGCTACCATTACTTCTATAAATCTGCCACATATGAATATAAAAATGGGTGGTGCTAAGGAAAATATTCTACACGGCCTTACAATCCGTTACTTGCTGGCTGATGAAGTATGGCTATGGGATAAGGATAGCATTACCAAGGCAAAGGCCAGAACGACTGCGTATGGTACTCAAAAAAAGATTTTGGTTACAAGTCAACCTGGGGTTGAAGGTGATGCTTTATATGAAGAAATGACTGGTAATATATTTGAATGGTCTTGGAAGTGTCCTGATTGTGGTAACTACCAACAATACTATTGGACCAAGGAAACTGAAAGTGGTAGTTGGTGTGGTATGATATGGGATAAGATACTACTATCAGATAGTTCAAGTTATGACTTTGAAAAGACGGGTGATACTGCCAGATTACAATGTTATTATTGTACCGGTTCGTTTAAGGATACCGAAGCCAACCGAAGATACTTAAACGAAACTGGCAAGTATATGTTAGTGAAGGACAATGGAAATCCCCAGTGCCATACGTATATGTGGCCTGCCGCCGTTAATATGAAGATACCCTTCAAACAGATGGTTATTCAGTATCTACAGGCTGTTGCAACACATAAGCGATTAGGAACAACTGATGGATTACGTATATTCCGCCAGCAGGTATTAGGTCAGTTCTGGCGCAGAACACAACCAATTGAATCATCTAAAGTATTGGCTACAGCGTTTAACCCAGATGAAAAGTGGCCGGATGAGATTTTTAGATGTATTGCGGTTGACTATCAGAGGCGTAACGAACAAAAGTTTTATGTGGTATGTAGTTTCTCTGCTACTGAAATAAGAGTATTAGATCACAGTTTTTGTGCAAAATGGTCGGATATAGAAGTGCTTCAGCAGAAATGGAATATACCTTCAGCAGGTGTATTTGTTGACTCAGGCTATAATGCTGATGAAGTTTATAAAATCTGCTGTGAACATAGTCAACCAATAGTTATAAATAAGAAAGTAATGTTATATGGATACTGGGCTCTAAAAGGTACAGGCGATAGAGAATACTATCAACACAAGATAGGAACCGATACAGCAAGAAAATATTATAGTCCTGAAATTAAAGCTTCTATAAACAATGCTCAATTTGCTCGTTTGATACTTTGGGCTAATCTACCAATTAAGAATATGCTTTTTCATATACGTGAAGGCAAATCAGACATTCGGTTAGTATTGCCTGTTAAAGATGCCAATTTTGAAGCGCACTTAAATGCCGAATCTCTTGAATGGATTGAAGATAAAACAGGTGTTAAATCGCCTCGTTGGATCAAGCACTCAGACGAAAACCATTATTTAGATTGTATGGCAATGGCATTAGTAGGAGCATCAATGAGAGGCATTTATACGGTAGATGTAATAGATAGACAAAATATTATTAACATGGTGAGCGGTAGTTTGAAGAAATAATAATGCTTTGACCGCGGTTATTTATAGTTATTGCTGTTCAACAATACTATGAATTCAGGTATTTACTCCATTATCAATTTGGCAAATGGTAAAACTTACTATGGTAGTAGTCACAATGTTTATTGTAGATGGAGTGACCATAAACATTGTTTGATACACAATAAACATAATAATACACATTTGCAAAATGCTTGGAACAAATATGGTGAAAAATCATTTAAGTTTCAACTTATTGAGGAAGTTCCTGTAGAGCAATTATTGGATATAGAACAAAAGTATTTAGATATAGTAAAGGAAACTCCACAACTCTATTATAATACGGCAATGTGTGCAACTGCTCCAATGCGTGGATTAACTCATTCTGATGAAACAAAGGCAAAAATGTCTGAAAGTAGAAGTGGTTGTAATAATGTTAATTGGGGTAAAGAACTGTCGGACGAACATAAAGAGAAATTATCTCAATCTCATAAAGGTCAAGTATCCGGAAATAAAGGAAAGAAGGCATCAAAGGAAACAATACTAAAATTAAAACTTTCTCATATAGGTCAGATACCTGCTATGTCTGGAAAATGCCATTCGGAAGAATCAAAAAGAAAGATGAGTGAATCATCTAAAAGATTATGGACTGACGAATATAGAAAGAGAATGAGCGATGCACATAAAGGAAAACGAAAAAACATATGAGTAATTTTAACGGACCAACTGGAATATTTGACCTTTTAGATGTGGATACAATACTTGCTATTCAAGCAAAGGCAGTATCTTTAATTTTAGAGGGAAAAACTTTAATGCAATGGGCAGGAGAAGGGACGGAGGCTCAAAAGCAATTCACAATGTCTCCCAATGAAATACTTCAAGAATGTAAATATTCTTTGAAACAACTTGCCCCCGAAACCTATGGTCATTTCATCAGAAAGACAAAACCCTTCTTTGGTGGTGGTTGGTGGTGGTGGGCAAATAAACCAACGCCTCCTCCGGGCTAATTCGTTTCTATGAAAAGCAATATAACTTTGTTTGATAAATATGGTCGTTCAGCAACGCCTGCGCAAAAGCTCGTTCACAATGCTCCCAAGAAGCAGGCGCTCGGGCTGTACGGGAATATTTATAATTATCCTGAGTACGGAAACTTTAGGCCAAGATTTTATACACTTTCCGATTCTGAACAAGGGCTCGACTCAATCTCCCGAGAACTGGTTGTGCGATGGTCAAGGGAGATGACCGCACAACTACCATTTGTAGGTTCTGCCATTAAAATCCTTGCTGACTTCGTTGTGGGCACAGCCTACTTGCCTGAATATGTTGGGGAAAATGAACAGTGGGGAAAGGATGCAACAGATTGGCTTCTAAATGACTTTTATCCTAATTGCTGCACAAGAGGCAGTAACTATCCTTTCCAAACTTGTATGAACCTTGAAAGCCGTCTATTGGATACAGACGGTGATTTTTTATGCATCTATGGTTTCAGTTCTAACGGATTCCCTAAATTTCAGATAGTTCCATCACATCGTATTCGTTCTTTATCAATGGATAATAAGGTATTCACTGCTGACGAAACCCCCTATGGACCAGGCATTCTATGTGATGGTGTCCTATATAATATGGCTGGTAAAGCTATAGGCTACAATGTTCAAAGTATTGGTAATCTTGTAACCAATATGCCTTATGTTACCAATGACCAAATTATTTCTGCTAAGGATGCAACGCTCATCTATGACCCTGTATTTTTTGATAAGGGTCGTGGTATGCCTTCTATTGGTCCAGCAATTCTAAAAGCATTATCAATTCAGGAATTGGATTCGTATTTGGTTGAAAAAATAAAGATTGAAAGTTGTGTTGGATTGATTGAAAGCACTCCTTCTGGTGAAGCCCCAATGGAAACTGCTCAGATACTTGCTGCAATGAATACACAAGCACTTGAATTTGGAAGTCAGTTCCCACAACCTGATATTCACGGTGTTGAAGTAGTTCAAGGTCCATCCATCCGATATATCCGTGCGCAGGGTGGCGAATTGAAGAC